GGTAATTCGCAGGGCAGTTATTCAGAAAAAATAGTTTCTCGATGATACGTGCTATCCTTGATCGGAATTTTCGATTGTCCAGGGTGCTAATGTGACCGTATCTGTTCCACTACCCGCCACAATACTTGCTAAGGATCTGGCTAACCTTGTCGGCATATCGCAACGGAAATTGCAGTATCTGGTAGAGGATGATGGTATGCCCAGGCTCGACCACGGGGTATTCCATTTGTCGGATTCCGTGGTGTGGTATTGTCGCTACTTGCGAGACCATGAAAAAAAGGCGCTGAATGAAGAAAAGCATAATCTGGCCAAACAGCAACGCATACGGCTAGAACTGGAGAACGCCGCCAGGGCGCGGCAAGTGGTCAGCGTCCCGGAAATATCCAGGGTATTCAATACAGCGCTTGCTACATTGGGGTCTAGTCTGGATTCATTGGGGGCCAGAATGGCCAACACACTGGCCGGGATCGAAGAACCGGGAGAGATAAAACATGCTTTGTTTGCCGAAACCCGAGCCATCCGGGATGATTTCGGAACCGCTCTCGCCGCAATGGGTGGAGATATTAGCGGCGGGCCGGGAAGTGATCCGCACCCCGCCGATGCGGGACGCGGCAAAGTGGGCCGACCAGGAAAGGATATTACCGCCGGAATCCCCTGAGCCGGGTAAGTGGCGCAGTTCCAGAATTCCCTACTTCAATGCGGTGTGCGCCGCGTTCTCTGATATTCACAGCCGTATGATAGTCGTGGTGTGCGGGTCACAAATGGGCAAAACCGAGGTTGAGCTAAACGTGATCGGTCACCGGTTTGATGATGGGCCATTGACCCCGGCGCTATTCATCGGGCCAACTGAGAAAAACGTGCGCTCAATATCAAAGGATCGGTTTTCAAAGATGATCCACCATTGCAAAAGTCTGCGGGGCAAGATAGAAAAGGGCCAGAGAAACACCATACTGGAGAAGTATTTCAGCGGTGTAAGGCTGGGTTTCGGGTGGGCGTCCAGTGCCAGTGAGCTGGCCAGCCACCCGGCGGGGCTGGTACTCATTGACGAAATAGACAGAATGTCCAGCAACGTCCAGGGCGAGGGCGATCCGGTTATGCTGGCGCAAGCCCGGACTAAAAACTTTAGTGATTCCAAAATAGGCATAGTGTCAACGCCCACGGTTGAAGGACATTCGGCGGTGGTTAAGTATTGGGAGACCGGCACAAAAGGCCGGTGGGCGTGGCCATGCCCGGACTGTAGCGAGTTTTTTATACCTGATTTTAGCCTGATTCAGTGGCCGGAAGGGTCAACACCGGAGCAAGCGCTGTATGATGCGCGGCTAGTTTGCCCCAATTGCGGGAGTTTGATCGAGTCAAAGCACAAAGATTCGATGAATGCAAAGGGCCGATATCACTACCACCAGCAAAAAGAGGGCGGCGAATTTGAGGATATCGGGCCGATACCGCCCAGGAACCCGACCGCAAGCTATTGGATTTCCGGGCTGTGTTCCCCGTGGCAATCATTCGGGGAAATCGCCAACATTATGCTAACCGCCTACCGTACCCGCGACCAGGGCACCATACAGGCGGCAATCAATACCTACTGCGGCGAAACCTACAAGCTCAAAGGGGACGCGCCAGAATGGCAGATTGTGAAGGGTTTAGTGCAGAATTACCCCGGCGATTCGGCGCCGGATGGCGTCCAGGTGATAACAAGCGGGGTCGATGTGCAGAAAAACGGGCTATATTTCACCGTTCGCGGGTGGGGATTCAACGGCGAAACGTGGAAATTGGGCAGTGGATTTATAGCCGGTGAAACCGAAAATGATGCGGTGTGGCTATTGCTAGGGCGCTTGCTGGATAAAACCTTCGGCGGCTGGCCAATAGATTGTATGTTTGTCGATTCCGGTTACCGACCAGGGGACAAATGGCGGAAACCCGATAACATGGTTTACAAGTTTTGCCGCCAGCACCAGGGCCGGGTATTCCCCTGCAAGGGACGCGACACTATGGATAAACAGATCAGTGCATCGAAGATTGACGTTACATTCGGCGGCAAGCTGTTCAAGGGTGGGTTGACGTTGTGGCATGTCAACACTGATTATTTCAAGTCGTGGATACACAGTATGATCCGGTGGCCAGAGGATCAGGAAGGCGGGTTTCACTTGAACATGGAAACCGATGATGATTACTGCAAACAGATTGTTAATGAGGAGTTATTGATTACCGCCGCCGGCCGCCGGGTGTGGAACGAGACCGGGCCAAACCATTACCTAGACTGCGAAGTGTATGCGGCGGCGGCCGGGGCACGGTTGCAGGTACACAGCTTGAAACCGCTGGAGCAACCGGTGGTTTCCGCCAAGCCCGCCCAGGTTGAAAAGAGCCAGCCATTTATCCCGAAAAGAAGCGGCGGCTTTGCAAGATAATCGGTTTTTTCGATTAAAGGTTGCAATTGTTAAGCAGTTGGGCGCATCATTCGCGGCATGGCCGATTTGACCAGAGAAGAAATTGAAGCGAAAAGGGACGCCGCAATGGCTGCCCTTGAAGCTGTCACCAGTGGCCAAAGCTACACAATTGACGGTCAGACCCTAATGAGGGCCGATATTCCAGGCATTAAAACCATGATTGGATTATGGGAGCGCAAGCTAATCAACTTTGACGATTTGGCCGCCGGCGATCAGGCGGGAGTGATCGAGACAAAATGGCGCTAACATTCTTACAGCGATTATTCCCCCATGCGGCACTCAACCGAGAAATTGCCCGCCAAAAACTTACTAATCTAAATCTACAATCCCGCGACTATGAAGGCGGGCGGGATGGGCAATTTCGCCGCGCTGTCAGTGCTGACGGATCTCCGCAAGGCGCCACCCAGGCCGGCGGGGAAATGCTCCGCAAGTATGCGCGGAACCTTGACGAGAATCACGATTTAGCCATAGGGGTACTGGATACCCTAGTCAATAACGTGATTGGCACCGGGATACCCATACAACCAATGGTGCGGAACCTTGACGGTTCATTGAACATTGACGTCAATCAGCGGCTTGCCTATATCCTCAAAGATTGGAGCAAACGCCCAATTGCTGACGGTATTACCTCATTTTGTGAAGCACAACGGTTGCTTTGTCGGTCATGGTTGCGAGATGGCGAAGTACTCATTAACAAAATCAGCGGTAACGTGCCCTTTCTACAGCATTCAGGGGCGATACCGCTAACGCTCCAGCTAATGGAGTCTGACTATCTGCCTTATATGTTGAGCGCTACCAAGCCCGCTTACATAGTCCAGGGTGTGGAGTTGAACCGCTACAATGCCCCGCAAGCCTATTACCTGAGCAAAAGCCATCCGGGTGATGTATGGCAGCAGGGCTTTGGCTCACAAATCCCGAACGATTATAACCGGGTGCCCGCCGATCAAATACTACATTTAAAATTTGCCCGTCGAATAAATCAGGTGCGCGGGGTCAGTATCTTCCACGGGGTTATGATCCGGCTGGAAGATATCAAGGATTATGAAGATTCAGAACGCATAGCCGCCAGGGTGGCCGCCGCCTTCACTGGATTTGTGAAAAAGAACCCTGATTCGACCGCCTATAACCGCGACGAAACCAATCAGCGACACCTAGAAATGTCACCGGGTATGATTTTTGACAATCTACTGCCCGGTGAGGAAATCGGCACAATCGACAGCAACCGACCGAACCCGGAAATAACCGCGTTTATCAACGGACAAATGAAGCGGGTAGCCGCCGGGGTGATGTGCAACTATTCGACCATAGCCCGCGATTATGAGGGGTCTTATTCCAGTCAACGCCAAAGCATGGTAGAGGCCAAGCCAGGGTATGACGTATTAAGACAGTATTTTGCCGAGGCCGCCGCGCAACCCATCTATACCGAGTTGGTTAAAATGGCAATGCTATCTAGCGCGGTCATGTTACCGCCCAACGTTGACCGCGAAACCCTGTTCGATAGCCATATCGCCGGGGTGGCAATGCCGTGGATTGATCCTAAAAAAGAGGTTGAGGGGTCGATTCTGGCGATTAACAATAAGCTGATTTCCCGCAGTCAGGTCATATCCGGGCGCGGCGGTGATCCGCTGGAAACCGCAAAACAGATTGAAACCGAAGTAGAATTATTTGGCGAGGTCAACCCGCCGCCACCCGCCGACGAGGGCCAGGAAGATGAAGAAAAAGACACCGAAGATGCAGAAGCGTGATGCCACCCAGGTCACCGGGGAAACCTTCGACCGGGAGTTTGTTTTCGACCGTAAACATATTAATGAGGAAACTCGCACGGTTACCGCTACCCTTTCGAGTACAGCCCCGGTTGAACGCTTTTTTGGGAATGAAGTTCTCGACCACGGCAAAGATAACGTGGATTTGGCGCGCTCCGTTGATGGTCTGCCACTCCTTTTTAATCACGATCCTAATCTTTTTATTGGGCTTGCTCGCAATGTGCGCCTTGATGGCGGCAAGTTGCGAGCCGAATTACAGTTCTCCGAAAACGCCAGGGCGCAGGAAGTGTTCAAGGACGTCCAGTCGGGATTGCTGAAAAGCACCAGTCTGCGCTACAAAATCCACAAGGCCCGCGAAGGGGCCGATGAAGTGGTACATATCACCCGATGGGAACCTATTGAGGCAACCATTACACCTATACCCGCCGACCCATCGGTAGGGATTAACCGCAATGCAGAGGGCAGTACAATGGATCAGAAGCAAATTGATGATGCAGTAAAAGAGGCCCGCGAAGCGGAACTGTCACGTATGACCGGAATCCGCACAGCCTTTGCCGGCCACGTGGGGCCGAAATTTACCGCCTTGCGGGAGGAGTGCTTGACCGATGGCGAGCGCAGCATCGAAGCATCCCAGGCGGCATTGCTGGCGTTGATCGGTAGTGAAGCGGTGGCCGCCGGCGGGCCGGGTACTGTGAAAGCCCGCCACGATAGCGCGACCGACCAAATGGCCGGTATGGAAGCGGCGCTGTTAGTTCGTTTCGGGATCGAGACCGACAAGGTTAAGGTCGAAGAAATGCGTAAAAACAACGAGTACGGATCTTTTACCTTGTCGGAAATGGCGCGGGAATTTCTCAAAATCCAGGGCGTATCAATGCGCGGTATGGATATGCGCGGTATTGTCGGATCGGCAATCATGCAGCGTACCACCCAGGACAGCACCGATTTTACCGCGCTGTTAGCTAATGTCGCGCACGTGAGCTTGACTCAGGCCTATTGGGATGCGCCGGAAACGTGGCGCGCATGGTGCCGGGTCGGTAACTTGTCAGATTTCAAACAGGCCGACCGGGCCAACATTTCAGAGTTTGATGATTTGCCGGTTGTGGCCGAGGGTGCCAGCTATACCGAGGGCAGCTTTACAGATTTGATGGAGCCTATCCAGCTTGCCACCTACGGCAAAAACTGGACGATTACCCGGCAAGCGATTATCAATGATTCGGCTGACGCCTTTACCCGCGTCCCTCGCGCAATGGGGCTGGCCGCCGCCAGGGTGCCGGGTGATCTGGCCTATAATATCCTGATTGACAATGATGTGTTGAACCAGGATTCCGTCGAATTGTTCAGCATTGCCACGCACACAAATCTGAATGAAGGCGCGGTGCCGATGGACGCCACCATTATTGACACAATGAAGGTTGCAATGGCATTGCAAACCGGGCCGAAAGGAACCGCGACATTGGGCATACGTCCGGCGCATTTGATCGTCCCGGTTTCTATCGAGTCGCTCGCGAATACGCTGATGGCCGCTCAATATAATCCCGCCAGTACCGCCGGCACACTGGAGCCAAACCCAGTCCAGGGCTTAATGAGTGTGGTAGCGGAACACCGGCTTGATGCCGCGACCGTGGCCACTCAATGGTATATGGCGGCCAATTCGGCGCAATGGGATACTCTAGAAGTTGCCTTCCTGAATGGTGTGGAAGCGCCCTACCAGGAGCGCAAACAGGATTCAATCACTGACGATAATATTACCTACAAGGTACGCATGGACGTAGGTGCAAAGGCGATTGATTTTCGGGGAATGCAAACGCATACCGGCGCCACAGCCGCGTAAGCTATGACCATACCCGCAACTATTCCCGATTTGGGGGCGTTCTTTAACGCCAATGAATTGGCTCAAAGCGTCACCCTAGACGGTGGCGCTTCCTTTCTGGCGGTGTTCACGGAATTTTATGACGCCCTTGAAATCGGGTTTGCGGATATGTCCGGCACTAGCCCCATGTTTATCTGCAAGTCTAGTGACGTACCAGGGGCCGCCGATGGCGGGGTTATGGTGATCGGCGGGGTTACCTATGTTGTGCGGGAAGTATTGCAGAGCAACGCGGGCTTGACCCGGATCAGGGCAGAGATTCAATGACCCGAAAGATAACAGATTTGCCATTAATCACAATTCCGGTTGCCGGTGATATGCTGGAAATTGTAGACGTTTCAGACTTGTCTGAATCATCACAGGGCAGCAGTAAGCGAATTGATATAGCATCACTGAACCCAGGCCCGCAAGGCCCGCAAGGATCGGGGCAAGCCACTAACCTGATAATCAATGGCAATTTTGACGTATGGCAACGCGGCGACCTAATCAATGGTACCGGGGGATG